GCTCTCTTCCTCGCTCTCTTCCTCACTCTCTTCCTCACTCTCTTCCTCTTCTTTTTCTTGACGATCCACTAGTATGAATGATTTGATTGTCGCCCCAAAGGCGGGCTGTGGTTTATTCTTCTCACAGTACTTCAGGAATGCTAAAGCGCCGTCTTCATTGCCAAATGAGCATCGCATCCGGAATTCATCATTTGTTTGATTAGATGATTGTACACACTTTTCTGGTAAAGTCTTATAGGATACAGTTTTTTTCCACGTTCGAATATCGATACCGTAGATAGTGGAAATATCAGTCAAGTTTATAGAACCCGTTTCTCTGTCGGCACGGATGAACATGCGGTCATCCTCAATGGGTGGTAGCTCCTGGAAATACAGATCAGATACATTAGCGCGATCACGGTAGAGTTTGGGTATCTGTGCTGCTAACTTCGTCCCATATTGCAGAGGTTTGTGCTCTTTCGCCCCAAGCCAGTCACCAAATGCCTTAAAGGCCTCAAGCGAAAACCAAGTCCCAGTGTTCTTATGTGTCCAAACGCTTTTGAATACCCCATATGTCTTGTCCAATTCGGTGATCAGCTCTTTAGCGAGTTTTGTTCGTTTCCAGCGTTCGCCGGTGCTTTCGATACCGCTACATATACTGTTCACATTGACGTATAGTCGGTTATATGTGAGAGAGACGTGGACGATATGTTTCACACTATCTATACAACATTGCAATGGCGTGTGGTCGCGGATGAGGTTCATTGTGTATTGAGATTATCATCTTAAATGGGGTTTGCAATCACAGACAGAAATTCCCCTTGAAATATATGCTTTCATTGCGGAACATCTGGAAGTGTAATCACTGGGTTGGTTACATATATTATTTTGATATATGAATATATCAAAACTGTCGATAGATCATTGAGCTAACTTCCATCATCTTCATCACTATGTTTCCTTCTAAGATGTACTCCCAAACTGTCCTTTGAGCAGTACATCAACTCACAATGAGGACATTCACAAATTTACAATTTAGATTATAAAAGCCCTTACCTCACTCGGTAAGGACTTATTCCATGTCGAATATCGACAGTCGGTAAGGACTTATTCCATGTCGAATATCGACAGTCGATTCAACTATTACTGTGTTTCAACGACTTTGTTGGTGGGAACGTATGTGCAGTCATGTCCATTGTTTGTTCGATACAGTTAGCGAACATATTCAACTCCTTTCTTGTCCAGTAAGGAGCGTCATCAAATGCTTTCAAGAACGTGCGGACGTACTTCCCGCAGTTGTTAGGTTTATTGATGATATTGGTCACATCTTCACTATTTTTCCAGTCTTCCATCACATTATCACTAACACTGGGCCAAGAAACGTTATATGAAAACCTCATTGTTTTATACATCTCACCCGACTTACCAGGCCAATCTTTCCACACAATTCCCCCTTCGAGTATAGCTTCCGGTTCAAAGTTATAACCTTCTCCAAAACTTTGTTGTAAAAGTTCACACAATCTTACGATATCACCCTTTACTACCGCGCGAGTGGGTTTTAACTTAAACCCTGTTGTGTATGTTTTCATGTCTGTCATACTGTATCAATGGTAGTCTATAAATCTTTTTCAATTTTAGCAAATTAGATAGGTGTGCGTTGTCCAGGCCAGTTTTATAGAGATTTTCATTATAGACGATCTCGCTCCTGTAAACATTGATTGGAAGCAAAGTCCGCGATTCCGGACTTGCTTTTCAGTTTTGACTATTTCCTTTGTTTCGTTTTTCGTGAGCATTTGCTCACGAAACATGTATATAATTATACTGTTGTAGAAGGAACGAGAGAATCTATTGGCGTACATCGTTCGGGGGATCTTGTACCTGATCACTATGTTTCCTTCTAAGATGTACTCCCAAACTGTCCTTTGAGCAGTACATCAACTCACAATGAGGACATTCAAACTCTTCTTGCTTCCCTTTCTTATAATCCTTCTTCGCCTTCTTGAAGCATCCCTTGCAGTAAGAATGCCGTCCGTCTTTCGATGCTGAATGCACGTTAAACTGCTCTAACGGTTTCACGGCATCACACTTCCTACATATCTTCTCTGTGACATTCATCTTGATTTTCGCCTTGTATTCAAGTGTCTTCGCAACCTTGCATTTCTTACAGTAACATCCCTTTCCATCTGGTCTTCGTGAATCAAGACCAAATTCACTCTTACTCTTCTCTTCATTACACCGTGCACACGTCTTCTTATCACTTGTAACGTTCGCAAGAGCCTTCTTCGTCTTCTCACTCAGTATAGAATATGTCTCATCCTCCTTGTTCATTAGATGCCCATAGTCGTCCGCGAAATTCTCATTCTCCTCATGTTCCGCATCCGGATACAACGCTAGTAGCGTTCTAACACTATTGATCATATCTTTAATCGGAACATTATAAACTCCTTCTCGATTCTGTTGTCTATTGTTTTTGTACATCCTCTGAATATGCTTTTCAATCAAACAAGCATCAGGGCTATGACAAGCGTATAGTATCTTAACTGTACATGGAAGTGCCGTGGTGTAATATACATTTCGCTCAGATAAATTCCCACTATACCCAGGTTTCGAAAACGAACAGTCGTCTGGATTGCCCATGATATAGAAGCAAGGCCCCTTCTTGAATTTGCGTCTCGTACGCTTTTCCAAATGATTGTCGTGCCGACGTTGTATATCGACAGTCATGAATTTCTGCACCTCAAGCTCGCCCTCCTTCTCCATCAACTCTTCCTGTTGTTTCATCAACTCTTCATCTTTTTCTTTCAACTCTCCCTCTTGTTTCTTTACAGTGTCTATAAGCATCTGTAGTTCTCCCGAAATTACTTCCTCACTCTTTTCCTCTCCGAGTTTCACTTCTTTTGTTATGATTAATTCTCGCACCCACTTCGATACCTGTAATCCGAAGGATGGGCTACACCATTGGGCGAGGTTGATACCAAGGTCTGGATGCACCCAGGTGCCTTGTTTGCGAGTTGCCGATCTCCCCCCTTTGATAACTTCAATAAATTTGGATGCTGCATTTGCAGCATCCAAGAACCCGCTCTCTCGCCTACTCTGTAATTCCTTTATGAGGTCTAACGTTTCATTCCTCTTGACCCAATATGATACTCTCTTGCTTGCAGCATTGCAAAGTCCTGTACCAAAAATATACCCGTCTTCTCTCATTGGTATTACTAGTTCCTTCCCGTCCTCCAGTACGAGTGAACATTTGAAGTATTCGCCTTCCTTTTCGATATGTCGGGTTGTTGTGATTGATGATTCCATCTAATAATGGATTCCATATCTTTAAGTATGTATTAAAAAATTGGTATTCCAGGAACGCAATATATATCGGAATCTCAGGAACGGTAAATTCCGTCATCGCTTTTATTGAGGCAAATGTCTGAGGAAAATATATACATATGTATTCAACCGTATCGTGGGAGGAATTATGAGAGTGATTGGTCGTTTTTATTCATTTCAGGTGCGATTCGTGGGATAATAGAGCGTACGAGAGGATGTGGACGGATAAATGGATAGATTCATTTAATAGGGGCTTAGAGCTTTGATTTTGCGAATTGCAATTTTTTTTCTTGGCTAGTACAAATGGCAAGCGTATGTACATCGAACGTGACCTCAGGGTTCATTGATCTCGCGACATTCGACGAAATCGAAAAATATCTTTATGGTGGCCCTGATGCTACTGCGTACTTCGTACGTGAAACAAGAAAATCTACTTGGTTTACACAGGTCCCAGTTGTTCTATCCCGTGCATCCGGAAACCCCGCGTTTAACACAGAGTGGTCTGTGAGCATCTCTCGTGCTGGTGATTATCTTCTCCAGACTTGGCTTCGACTCACTACACCTTCAGTCACCCTCGCCGCCGGTAACCAGTTCGGTGCGAATGGTCGACTCAGGTGGACCCGTAATTTCATGCATAACATCATCCGTGAATGTTGCATCACCTTCAACGATCTTGTAGCTGCTCGCTTTGACAACTACCATCTCGATTTCTGGGCTGCATTCACCGTACCTGCGGGCAAGCGAAATGGCTATAATAACATGATAGGTAATTTTGACGACTTGACAGGTCCTACCGCGTCTAACGTCGCTATTCCGGCGCATACCCTCAATTTGCCTCTACCATTTTTCTATGGTCGGGACAGTGGAGTTGCCCTGCCAACTGCTGCGTTGCCTTACAACGACATGAGGATTAACTTTTCGTTCCGTAACTGGTCTGATCTGTTGATTTTGGACAATCTTGCTGCGGCTGCGGGTACTGATCCTCGTG